GCTGGCGATTTAAAAGACGCATTAATAAAATACAAATCAAAACACATGGGAACAGGAAAATGAATCAACTTGCAAATGCTTTTGGCCAAAAATTTACAGAAAACAAAGATTCACTCAGGATCAAATCATTTGAATTGAATGGCCACACATTCAAGGTCAAAGTGCCATTGACAAGCGAAACTGATGCCATGTTTGAACGAGTCAAGATCATTGACGAGGCCAAGGCTCAAAAGTATTATGAGGATATGTCCAAGGAGTTTTTGGACAATCGAGCCAAATATGAAAATGATCCAGATATCAAATACTTGGATGATGACATCGAGGTCAAGGGCACATCGATCAAAGAGACATCGAGAAATAAGGTTTTGACTGAAAACAGGATTACTGAGCTAGTGCGGTTATTGGTGCCAGAGAATAAAGACTTTGATATGGCCTCGATCAGTTATGCCGACATCGAGGAATTATTCCCCTTTTCAATTCAAATGGAATTGATCGAGCAGATCAATAGCGTAATTTCACCTAATTACACGGCCACCAAGGGAAAATAATTGGATCGGTTCGTAGGCAAGTCAAAGCCTACATCACAGCCCATGGGGCCGATCCAGCAACAATTGACGAGGGCACATTCAACGACATTGCCATTATGTATGCCGATGGCTTAATTGGTAATCGTGGCGTTTTGGAGGTTTTGGGAAATCTCACAGCTGGGCAATTCAATAAAATGTTGCCCAAAGGCAAGTCACCCTATACACTCGAGGATATAATTTCAAGGGCTTATGACTATATTTATCCACCATTGAGCGAGGAGGATAAAAAGGAAACAGCCAATCAAAAACTCTTGGCATTTGCAATGATGGCACCAGATTGCCCGACACATTTATTTGAGGTGAAATAATGGCCAATATTATTGCTGGTTTAGGTGCCCAACTGGGACTTGATACCACCGAATTCAGAAAAGGCATTTCTGAGGCCAAAAACTCACTCAAAGATTTAAAAGAATATATTCCCGAAATTTTGTCAGTGGCTGCATTTGTTGAAATGACAAGAGCAGCAATGGAGTTTTCCAATAAGATTGTGGAGACTGCCAAAGCCAATGATGTGGCCACAGCATCGGTTTTGGAGCTGGCCAAGGCTCTTGAAGAAAATGGCGGTTCAGCCGATGCCACCAGCAAAATCTATTCTGGATTCACATCCAAGCTAGAGTCAGCAGTCCAGGGCAATGCCAAGGCTCAGACATCATTTGAGAAATTAGGGGTTTCCCTTAATGATTTAAGGCATTTGTCTGAACAGGATTTATTTGAAAAGACTGTATCAGCTCTTGGCAATATGAAGGATTCAGCCGAGAGAAATGGCCTTGCATTTGAAACATTGGGAAAATCAATTAGGGGAGTGGATCTAAAAGGCTTGGCAGCCACTATGGCCGAAAGCAAAGGCACCATGGACAAGTATGCCAATTCTATTGAACAAGCCCATGAATTGTCACTTAAATTAGAAGCATCAAGTAGGAATATGTCATTGCAATTTACAAATGCAGTTATACCGACAATGAATGTTTTATATGATACTGTGCATAAAAATAGCGTTTTAATTGACGCATTTTTTAAATTATTGCAAGCGTCAATTGAACAAGCTGGGAGAGTAATTGAAACATTTGTAACTTCATTACAGCATCTTTGGAGTATTACCAAATTATTGGCCAAAGATTTATACACTCTTTTTGATGTTCGGAGTTATACACAGGGCACATTTTTCAAGCAACTCACTGATAATTTAAATGAGTTCACCACAGAATGGGCAAAAGATACTGATGATTATGTTGCATCAATGAAAAAAATTAATGATGCAAATGAAAAAGTATCAACACCAAAACCACAGGAAAAAGTAGACAGGACAGTGGTGGAAAGTTATTCTGGCCAATTGTTGGCCGAAAAAGAATTGTTTAATGCTTACAAAAAAAGAGCAGATTTAAATTTAGAAATTCTTTCACAAAAAGAAAAAGACAAGACATTAACAAAAAACGAAAAAGAAATGCAAGATGCCATCAATCAAGTATTGAATGAGCAACAAAGAACACTTGACGAAATCGACAAAAAGAAAAATTTAATTGATAAAAATAAGCCAGGTGCTGCACAAATGGAAGCCGAATTAGATCGGCAAAAAACACTGGTTCAGGTTTCCACAGATTATTATGTGCAACAAACACAAAAAGTGGTGGCAGCCAATCAAGAGGCCAGAACAAAATTCAGCACTGGATGGAATGAAGCATTTGCTCAATATCAAGATAATGCACAAACAATGGCCGATGCTGGCAGAAAATCATTCAACACAATTGTGGATTCAATGTCCAGTGCATTGAGCAATTTTGTCAAAACAGGCAAATTGAATTTTGGTGATTTGGCCAGAACAATTATTCAAAATTTAATCACCATCCAATTACAGGCTCAAGCCAGCAAATTATTTTCAATGATCCCAGTTATGGGTGGTTTTGGCGGTGGTGTTGGAACAACTCGCTCATATACTGATTTTGGCGGTGGAAGTGGGGAATTGATGTCCAGCGCAGATGGAGGCCCATTGGCAGCTGGTCAAGCATCAATTGTTGGTGAAAATGGCCCAGAGATTATTGTGCCAAAAGGAGCATCAACTGTTATTCCAAATCATTTAACTGGTCAAGTAGGTGGAACAACTAATGTCACCAATAACTACATCAATGCCATTGACACCAAATCATTTGAAGATCGGTTATATGGCAGTTCTGGTGCGATTTGGGCAGCCAATCAATATGCAACCAAAAACATTGCAACAACTAGGAGCCGAACATAATGGCTGGCTTTCAAAACATTGTTGAAATTCAACAAAAAATGAATGTGAACAACAGACGCACTGTTGGACAACAGGTTTCTCGATCAGGTCAAATGACAGTGGCCCAATACCTGACCACAGTGCCATGGGTGTTTACCATTACTCCACACAATTTTTTGTATTATCCACAGGTCAGAGATGTGATCCAGGCCATTGACAATTTGGATCGGCAGCTGCCAGATTACATCACTTTTCAATCGACAAATTTGAGCTGGTTCACGGCTATGCGTGGAACGGCCACAACGGCCAGTTTGAATGGAACACCCACACCAAACAGTCAAACCATTAACATCACATCAAATGGCACATTGTTGGCTGGTGACTTTATCTCGATCAATGGATTTGTATACAAAGTGACCGCTGATTCATCTGGATCGGTGATCAATATCAATCGGCCATTGATTGGCGCACCAGCATCAACTGCACCAGTTTTGCTTGGCAACAATTGCAGCTTTTATGTGGTGGCTGAACAATTGCCCACATACACATTGAATCCAATGACCAATGGTGCATGGGTCGAGTGGTCTGGGCCATTTGTATTTCGTGAATACATTACAGGATAATTATGTCAACAGCAATTGCAGCACTCAATTCAAGTTCAATCAGATACGCTGAATTTGTCGAATTGATTCTTACAGTTTATGCTGGAGAATTTATTGTTGGCAGCACTTATACTATTTTTGTTGTTGGCACGACTGATTTTACAGCTATCGGTGCATCATCCAATACAGTCGGAGTGACATTCACGGCCACTGGCGTGGGATCAGGAACAGGTAAAGCGCAGCAGATATTTACATTCTGTAATGCAGCTGGCCCAGTCACAATCAATGGGATCAGATATGCTGGTTATGGCACATATCTTGGCGTGAGTGAAATCCAGCAAGACATGAAAGCCAGCAGTGTGGATATAAAGATATCTCTGTCTGGCCTCGATATCAATGTGGTTTCACTGATATTGGCATCACCAGTCAAAGGCAGCACTGTAAAAATTTGGCGTGGATTTCTCGATGCCAGCAATCAAATTGAAACCATTGGCGGTGTACAACAGTTTTTCCAAAGATACCAAGGCATCATCAACAATGTGGCCATCAATGAAAATTTTGATGATCAAAAAAGGCAGCGCACTGTTGTTTGTATTGTGTCTTGTGCATCGATGCGATTGGTGTTGGATTCGAGATTGGCTGGCATTAAAACCAATCCATCCAATTGGCGATTCTTATATCCCAACGATACCAGCATGGATCGAGTGCCAGTGATTGCATCGACTTATTTTAATTTTGGCCAAAACCCAATACCAGGCTCGGCCACCAAAGTTATCGGATCAACTCAAACCAATCCAGTGCCATTGGTGAAATTTTCAAACACATGATCAGACTGGCAAACAAATTTGATATTCCAATTTTGATTGCAATGATTGAGGAATTCTCAAGAGAAACATTGATTCAAAAATACAAAGATCAAACATTGTGGGATAAAAAATATGTGGGGAATTTGCTTTACAGTTTGATTTTGGGTCAAGGTTTTATTGTTATTGACGAGGATTTGAATGGAATGATCATTGCCATGATTACACCAAATATTTGGTGTCCAAAATCAAATCAACTCAATGAGCTGGCATGGTGGGTGGCTCCAGAAAAAAGGAATGGTTTGCTTGGTGGCAAATTATGGCTAGAATTTAACAAACAGGCTCAAAAATTATTGGATGAAAAGCGCATCGATGTAGTGATGACGTCACTTATGGCCAACAGTCCAAGCATTGATTATTCAAAACGTGGATTCAAACAATTGCATACAACTTTTTTCAGAGAATAAAACATGATCGAATCATTCATTGCAGCATATGAGGCATTCTCTGCATGGTATGCCACAGCTGGGATAGCAACACAAATGGCGGTCACATTTGCCATTTCAGTAGTGGCATCGAGGATATTTGCACCCAATGTGCCACAGGCCCAGCAAAATAACATTAGGCAGCAAGTGCCACCAGATCCAACGGCTGGCATTCCATTGGTATATGGCGATGCATACACTGGTGGCCGATTCTGTGATGCGGTACTGACTACCGATCAAACGTCAATGTATTATGTGATGGTGATTAGCTGCATAAGCCCAAATGGCCAATTTTCATTTGACACCACCAATTTTTATTATCAAGATCAGATCATTGCATTTGATAGCACTGATCAAACCAAAGTGGTGAGTTTGACAGACCAAGCTGGCAATGTGGATACATCGATCAGCGGTCATTTGTACATCAGTTTGTACACATCATCACAAACTGGAACGATCACGCCCATCAACACATCAAACCAGCCATCAGCGGTGATGAGTACGGCCAATGGCATTCCATCAGGTCAGGAATGGGTCAGCAGTGGCCGACAAATGAACGGCACTGCATTTGCCATTGTGCAGCTGGTTTATAACGCAAATTCAGATGGCACTACTTCATTGCAGCCAGTCACATTCCATGTAAGCCATTATTTGAATGGCACTGGATGTGCCAAGCCTGGTGATGTTTGGTATGACTACATTACCAATCCCATTTATGGTGGTGCAGTTGATCCATCATTTGTCAGCTCTGCATCAGCCACTGCATTGAATACATATTCTGATCAATTGATCAATTATATTGATTCAAATGGTAATCCACAAACAACACCTAGATACAGATTCAATGGTGTTTTGGATACTGGCCA